ATTTCATAAACATTGCGAACAAGGATTACAATGTATTATTACTGAATTTATGAAAAAACCTAAAGCACCTGATTCATGGTCTACAAATCCTAAAGAATGGTTATCATCAGAAGATATAGATAAAATTGAAAAACAATTTCAAAAATTATATGTAGGCTATAAATATTTAGGAACTATTCCAATTGATTTTGATAAGAAATCAGAATTAGGAAAATGTATTGTTGATTCTTTATGCGCTATAAAATTAGATAATCTTTTAAAGAAAGGTTATACAAGGATAGGAATTATATTTAATACAGATGTAAGTACAGGACCAGGAGAACATTGGATTGCAGTATATTGTGATTTAAGACCTGAATTAGAATATCCAAGATTTACATATTTTGATTCATATGCTGAACAACCTGAACCTGAAATTCAAAGATTAATGTTTAGATGGAAAGAAGAATGGGATTCAAATCATCCAGAGAAAATGCTTCTTTCATATAATAAAACTCGTCATCAATATGAAGATAGTGAATGTGGAATGTATTGTTTAATATTTCATCATTATTGCTTAAATGAAATACCTATGGATAAAAGAATTCATGATAAAGTATCTAGAAGTTTTAGAGAATTATTTTTTAATATAGCGAAAGTGTAATGGATACTGTTCTTCCAGTAGCAGGAGATAATACTATGTTTTATTTATTTTTAGTTATTGGTATTGTTATATTAGGATTAGTAGGATGGTTTGTTTATGAAGCAATAGTTCCTAATGAACATAAAGCTATTTTAGAAGCTACACCAATATTTAAAACTTATGAATCTGTTACTAAATTAGCTCCTATGGGATGTCCACAAACACCTGCTTATCGTTTATGTGATTATTATATTGCGAGTTCTTCATATTCTGTTTTTCCAGCATCAGATGTATATGATTACATTTCTGATAAAATTCTTCCTATGGTAATTAAAGCAGGAGCAAGATTAATTGAATTAGATGTTTATGCTGATAGTAATGATAAACCTGTTGTTGGCCTTAAAAATCAAAAATTAGGAACAGATTATGCTTATAATACTGTTCCTTTAAGTGCATGTCTAACTTCTATTGGAAATAATGCATTTAATTCTATAAGTTGTCCTGTATCTTCTGATCCATTTATATTAAGTTTAGTTTTCCATACAAATAAAAATACAGTAATTAATGCAGCAGCAGAATTAATTAAAGAATCAGCAATAAAACCTAGATTATTAGGTTATGAATATGGATATCAACGAAAAAATATAGCAGTAGAACCTATATGTAATTTACAAAGTAAAGTAATTATTGTTTCAGGTGGAAATGAAATTAAAGGAACTTTGATGGAAGAATTAATTAATTTATCTTGGTCAACTTCTCATTTACGTAGATATACATATTCACAAGCTTCACAACCACACGATCATGAAGAATTAATTGATTATAATCGTAATAATATTACTATGGTTGTTCCTGATAATTTAGATGATTTAAAGAATAATAATCCTCAAATTTTATTAACGTATGGATGTCAATGGAATCTAATGAATTATGGTTCAATTGATACAATGATGGAATTATATATTGGTGAATTTCAACAAAATAGTTCAGTTTTAAAACCTGCAGGATTAAGAGCATTAAAACCTAAATCATATAAAACTCCTCAAATGCCTGACCCTTCAGTATCATTTCAACCTATGCAAAAAAGTTCTCCTATTTATAATGTCGTAATTTAATTTCTATGCGTTAAAGTATAAAAATATGGACAGTGCACCCGGAATGATGAAAGAGGAACCTAAAGCTGGTGGTCGTAAAAAGAGTGCATGGATGAAACATGTATCTGCTACAATGAAATCTGAAAAAGGCAAAAAAGGAACAATGGGCAAAGGTTGGTTTAAACATGTATTAAAAACGGCAAAGGCAACTTACAAAAAGAAAGGTGGTTCTCACGCTCTATCACCTGCTCCTGTAGGTGGAACTCGTCGTCGTCGTCGTGGTGGTAAATAAGTTCATATCTAAGGAAAAAAAGTAATGTAATATATAAATACAAACATGGGTGGTGGTTTATTACAACTTGTAGCGTATGGTGCACAGGATGCGTATATTTCAGGTAATCCTCAAATTACATTCTTTAAAACTCTTTACAAGCGTCACACGAATTTTGCTATGGAAGCATTTCGTGTGAATTTTAATGGGCAAGCTGCTTGGGGAACAAAACATTCAGCTGTTCTAGGTCGTCATGCTGATTTAATGGGTGCAACTTATTTAGAAGTAGTTCTTGATGCTGGTTATTACAATAATGATCAAGGTATGCTTGGATTTAATTTATTACATCATGTAGAACTTGAAATTGGTGGACAATTAATTGATAGATTATATGGTGAATTTATGTATTTATGGGCTGCTTTATCTTCTCCTTTTGATAAACTTCTTGATCTTCAGTCTATGGTTGGTTCTTCTGTTCAAACACAACCTGGTGCTATTAGTGGATCCGGTGCTCAATTTATGGGTGGACAGAGAGTTTGTAATTCTGGATCAGGTCGCCCTGGATTACCTAATAATCTCCTTTATGTTCCTCTATCATTCTTCTATACCAAGAATCCGGGTGTAGCTTTACCTTTAATCGCACTTCAATATCATGAAGTAAGAGTAAATGTTGTATGGAATGATGTAAAAACTATTGCTGGTGATTTTACTGGTAAAGTTCAACCTTTACCTCCTCAACCTCTTCAAGCCGCTCTTTATGTAGATTATATTTATTTAGATACAGAAGAACGTCGTCGTATGGCTCAACAATCACATGAATATCTAATTGAACAAACTCAATTTAATGAAGATAAATCTATGTCTTCTTATTCAAATAGAATTGATCTAACTTTCAATCATCCTGTAAAAGAACTTGTATGGGTAGTTCAACCTTCAGGATATACCAATTGCACTATAGCAAGAGGTGAATTTGTATTAGTAAATTCTGATGTGGTTAGTGTAGATCCTACTGGTACTGGTGCTGGTAGTGGTGCTGAAGTAGTTGTACAATCATTAGGCACAACATTTACAAGAGTAGACGTAGCAACGAGTAATACTTCTGGCGCAGATTATGCTGTAGGGGACGTATGTACTGCTGATACTGGAAATGGTATTGTAACTTTTACAGTTGCTGCTATTGATAGTGGTGGTGGAATTGTTGGTGTAACTAATATTAGTGGAACTGCTGTAGGTGTAAATTATAATACAACAAGTAATCTTCTCAATGGTCTAAGATTAAGACCTTTTACCTATGATCAAACTGCTGTATTTGAACAACTATTACAGATTAATGGTCAAGATCGTATGGATAAAAGATATGGTGATTACTATAATAAAGTTCAAAGATTTCAACACCATAGTGGTGGAGCTGCTCTTATATCACAACCCGGTGTATATTCTTATTCATTTGCACTAAGACCTGAAGAACATCAACCCTCAGGGACATGTAACTTTTCTCGTATTGATACAGCTACTTTAGTATTAACTTTAGATGGATCTTTACCTGTAAGTCAAGAACTTGATCAAACTTATGATGTTCGTGTATACGCAATTAACTACAATATTCTTCGTATTATGTCAGGTATGGGTGGTCTAGCATACTCCAACTAATAATATTCATATCAATAAATAATGGAAGTAGATAAACTACTTATTGTAGCACATCCAGATGATGAAATTTTATGGGGAGGTTCAAATTTATTATCACAATCAGGATGGTTTGTTATATGCTCTACGCATTTAAACGATCCTGTAAGATCTCGTGAATTTTTTAATACTATGTCATATTCTAGTGTTACAAGATACATTATGTTTGATGTTAAAGATGAATATACTGAAGATCCTTTATTAGCAGATAAACTTTATGATGGAAGTATATTTGATAATTTTCTTAAAAAGTTAGCTACAAAATCATGGAAATTAGTTCTTACACATAGTGAAAGAGGTGAATATGGACATGAACATCATAGAAAAGTTCATCGTATGGTAAAAAAGTATTTCCGTTCAGCAAAATTTTTTGATTTAGGTCCTAAATTATCTTCTCATGAAATTGAAAGAAAAAGAGATGCTTTGTTATTTTATAGACAAACTCAATCTATTTGTAAAACTATATTTAATAGAAAAAGTAATACTCTGAAATTATCTGAAAGACAATTCTTTTTTAATGAAAAACTTTATCTTCCTGAAAAAAAAGAAATACCTAAAATAATTAATCAAATATGGTTTGGTAAACCTCTTGCTACAAATTCAGTTAGATATAATTTAATGAAAAATGTTGAAAAATTAGCTTTATATAATGGTTATCAATATAAATTATGGACAAATGATGATTTATTTTATGAGAATTTTCCATTAGTATGGGAATTTATTCAATTAGCTATTGAAAAAGGTGAAGAATTAGAACAATCAAGATTCGCACAAGTTGCAGATTTAGCTCGTCTAGAAATTTTACATAGATTTGGTGGAATTTATTTAGATTCTTTATTTGAAATTTCAATTAAATTTTTAGAATTCATAACAAGAAATAATAAAAGAGAATTAATTGTTGCAAATGAAGATCCGTGTGAATTAAATTGTAAAGGTATTGATGGAAAAAAATATATGTCTAATGGTTTTTTTGCTGCTCAACCTGGTTCAAAAATCTTAAAAAGATTATTAAATTATGATGTATTAGAAAGAGTTGATTGGGATAGTGTATATATTAATCGCACTACTGGTCCGTATTTTTTCAGATCAGCAATGAAATCAAATGATGATATATTAGTTATTCCAACTGAAAAAATATATCCATTTATGGTCAATGATTCTGCGTATAGAAAAGCAAAACCTAATGAATGTATTACTTCAGATGATAAAGTATTACATGATTGTTTAAAAGAAAAATATCCTAATTCTTTAGTAGTTTATCATTCAGGATTTGGAGGTTCATGGAGTTGGTAAATACATTTATATAATAATTTTCTTTGTTTTAATATATAAAGGATGGATACTGTTCAAGGACGTTTAAGAATGTTAAAATCTTTAACACATAAAGAAGTAAAACCTACATTGTCTTCTGTATCTGATACAGATGATATTCCTAGTTATTTATTAGATGTTGAAAAAACATCTACTTCAAAAAAACCTCAATTATTTCGTAAAAGTATACTTTTACGAAAAAGAAGAAGAACAATTACAGCAATTAATGCAGTATTATCTGCTGATAAAAAAATATTAACTGTTGGTGTAGATACAAAAGGTTTTTCTACAATTCCAACCCTCACAGACTTAGAAAAGAAATTAGTAGTCACGGTTAATATTATTTCTCAATGTTCAAGTATTACAGAAAAGCAATTTCAAGATTTTTCAAGTTTAACGAATGTAAATGTTAATTCAGGGAGTGTATTAGAATCAATTGGTAATTATGCTTTTTATAATTGTAAAAAACTAAAAACTATTACACATTTATCATTATATTCCGATAAATTTGGTATGCCTCTCACAGATATTGGTGATTTTGCTTTTTATGGTTGTTCATCATTAATAAGTGTTTTTCCTAACTTAATAAAATTTACTCTTGGTTCTGGTACATACAATAATAGTATAAATCGATTTTTATATGTTGGTCGTGCTGCGTTTTATGGATGTACAAGTCTAAAATCTCTTAGTTTAAGATTCTTAAATTATTTGTATTTAGATGATAGTTCTTTTAGTTATTGTACTAAGTTAGTAAATATAGATTTTACTTTAACAAAAAATATAGACTTAGAAGATAGAGTATTTTTTGGATGTAAAAAACTAAACATTGTAGATTATATACAAAGTACTAATCTTAATAGTGTAAGTTCTACTTATTATGCAGTATTTGATAATTGTCCATTCTTAAAAATATGGTCAATATTACTTCCTTCACTTTTACAAAAAGTTGAATATGGCGATTCTTATGATGTACAGGGATTACAAGTTGGTTTATATTTATCGAGACAACAACAATCTGAGAAACTTCTAGGCGACTTAACTGATGATATAGAATTACAAGAAGGTAATTTTGCAGCAACTAAAGGTCATCTTCATAGACAAGTTTTTTACTCAGGCGATCCAACACCTCCAGCTGTTACATTACCAGTACTTGAGGTAGGAGTAAAGTCCCGACTTGCAATTGTAAGTGAATATGCTTTATCAATTTTTGATGCATCTAGATCTTTTCAGGAAAAGCCAGGCGATTATATTTTGAATGCGGGAACAGCTTCTATTAAATTTAAAGAATCGGCTATTAAACTAGATGAACTACCTACTTTATTTAAATCTGTACTTAATATTGAAGATAGTGATACAAGTCTTTCAGTAATAGGTGAGGTTGGTTTAATTATTACTTCTACTGATGGAGTGTCATGGGAGGTTGAACGTATCCCTTTAACCGCTTTACCGCCATCAACGTCGGATGATGAAATATTTGAAGATAATTATCTCACAACAACTACAACTACAGCTGGACCAGTAACAACAACTACAACTACAGCTGGACCAGTAACAACAACTACAACTACAGCTGGACCAGTAACAACAACTACAACTACAGCTGGACCAGTAACAACAACTTCAACTACAGCAGAACCAGAAACAACAACTTCAACTACAGCAGAACCAGAAACAACAACTTCAACTACAATGGCAGAACCAGAAACAACAACTTCAACTACAATGGCAGAACCAGAAACAACAACTTCAACTACAGCAGAACCAGAACCATAAACAACAATACAATTCTAGGTATAGAATAGTCTTTTATATTAACTAATATGTATGTTTAATTAAATTACCATTCCATTGCAATATCTTCCATATTACAAGCACCTTGTTCTGCATCTTTACGTTCTTCTTCTTCTACACGAGCATTAGCAGATTTTAAATCAGTTTCAAATACAGATAAATCTTCTTCTGAACCTTCAGGTAATTTAGTTTCATCAATAAGAATATCTACAAATCCTGTTCCACATGGCGGTTTTTGTCCAAACATAATATTGGCAGAAACACCACGCATATTATCAAATTGTGATCCCAAAGCAGCACCAAATAATACTTTAGTAGTTTCTTCAAATGTTGATTTAGCAAGAACACCTGATTCACTTTTATTCATACCAAATCTATTTGCTTCAATTAGACGACCAGGATAAGTCATTGTATCAATTAATGTAATCATATGATGATAATTTACAAATTCTGTAGCAAATACTTCCATAAATTCTTCAAATAACATTGAACGAACAGTTTCAATACCAAATACATCCAAAACTTCATAAATATCATTTGAGAATGAACGGAAAGGATCAGTTCCAGGAATAGAACTTAAATCAAGTAAATTTGTTCCTTCAACATCAAGAACATATTGTTTTAAAGGAACATATCCACCAATAGTTTCATCAAATAATAATTCATTAGATGATTCACGAACAAATACTTTTCCAATTCCTTCAACTCCTGTTAGAACAGTATCTAGTAATTTATCTTCAATAAATCGTAAAGATAAAGCATTCTTAACAACTTCTTGAGCGAATACAATACGAATTACAATTTTATCAGGTGAATTTGTATCCGAATGCGCACATGAGAATATACGAAGAACTTTATTATTTTCTAGTTTTGTTTGAATTAATGTCATATCAATAATATTACGAGCAACCATTTCATCTTTATCTAATTCTAATCGCATAATCCATGGAGATGTACAACTTTGTCCTTGTGTTACTGAAAACTTTTGATAAGATTTTAGTAGTTCACGATCTTCTTCAACTACAGAATCAGGTGTTAAAGGATTAGGATCATAATAAATACGAACAGATTTTGTAATATCACGCATTGTTGTCTTTTGAATTTCTTTCTTCTTTGCTAATACATCATCTGATGAAATAGCTATTTTTGAATCTAAATATACTACATTTGAAGGATTTTTAGGATTGGATGAAACACTCAAAAGTTCTACAATACGAGGAACACCTTGTGTTGCATTAGCTTTAGCAGTTCCAGCTGAATGAAAAGTATTTAGTGTAAGTTGTGTAGTAGGTTCACCAATAGATTGTGCTGCAATAGTTCCTACCATTTCACCAGCATGAACTGTAGATTTAATATATTTAAATTGAATTTCACGAATTAATTCATCAAATAATTCTTTTGTTAGTCGTAAAACCATAATTGATTTTTTAGGTGCTAAGTAGAATCTTAGTAAAATATGAAATAATTTATTATATTTTAGAATAGGTTCTTCACAAATTCTTTGAAGTTCTTTAATTACATAACTAGGAGTCAAATTAGTTTTTGTGGCGTAGGGATTAGCGTATTTTTCAGTAATACGCTTTAGATTGACAGGAGCACTTACTTCTTCTTTTTTACTAAATCTTAGAATATCACGAACAAGAACATCTCTGTCTTTAATAATTTCATCTACTAAATCAGGTGTTTCATCAACATCTTCAGAACATACTTTCTTAAGTTCATCTAATGATAAAGCATAATGTTGATAAATATCTGCTAATGACATTAATCCAAGATTACATTGTTGAACTTCTACACATGTTGAATCAATACCATCACCGCCATACCTAAATTGAACAATAGTTCCATTAACATTACGAACAGTTCCATCATATTCTACATGTAAATCTTCCATTGATTTAACAAGTTTTCGTTGAATATATCCTGAATCTGATGTTTTTACTGCTGTATCAATCAAACCTTCACGACCACCCATAGCATGAAAGAAGAATTCAGCAGGACGAATACCTGTAATAAATGAATTTTCTACAAATCCACGTGATTCAATACCATCATCATATTTAGCAAAATGAGGAAGAGTTCTATCTTGTAGAGTATATTGAATACGACGACCACCAATAAGTTGTTGTCCTAGCAATGCAGCCATTTGACCGATATTTAGATAAGAACCTTTAGATCCTGATTCTACCATTTCTTTCATACGATTATCATCTGCTAAACTTGCCGTCATTTTAGAAGTAATTTCTGATGAAATATCTTTTAGAGCATTTGAAATTTGATTTTCTAATTCTTCACCATCAGGACGACCTGAATTATTCAAGAATGTTCCTGAATGAACACTTGAAAGAATTTCAGCTACTTTTGTTCTACCTTTTTCAAGTTGGGTACGAATTACTTCTGATGTTTCTTCATTCGCAATTAAATCAGATGCACCTACAGAAAATCCAGTAAATAAATTGAATTTTGTAATAACATTTTGAACATCATTAATAAATTGTCCTGCACGTTGAGGACCAAAATCATTATAGATTACATGTAGCAAACCTTCAGATGCTGATCCAAATGCTCCTTTCTTTAATTGTCCTTTAACAAGTCGTCCTTCTTTAATTACTAATTTGCTATTTAGATCAATCAAAGGAAATGTAGTTGAAATTAAATCACGACCACTAATATTTTTATTCGTTCGAGAATATGTTGATAAAGGTTTTTTCATTCTTGAAAGAATATTCATAGCAATATGTTCAGGAACTTCAGTATCTTTTCCAATACGAAATAGTCCTGTCATAGTATCTTGAAAGAATTGAATAATAGGAGAATTAGTTCTTGGTGAAATAATTTGTCTTAGAACAGAAGCTAGATATTTAAGTTCTGTCGCAGCAGCAATACTTTGAGGAACATGCATATTCATTTCATCACCATCAAAATCAGCATTATAAGGACGAGTAGCAGATACATTTAGACGGAAAGTTGAATAAGGAAGAACTTTAATACGATGACATTCCATAGAACCTTTGTGTAGAGAAGGTTGACGATTAAATAGAACAACATCACCATCAACAAGATGACGATGAACTACATCGCCTTCTTTTAAATCAATAATTTCAGGATTTACAAATTTCAAACTTAATGAACGACCATCTTCTTTAAGAAATACTGATTTTGCTCCAGGATATTTTCCAGTTCCATTACGAATATAAGACATTAACCTATCACGATTATATCCAGTAACAATTTCAGGAAAAGTTAAATTCATTGCGATTTCTTGAGGAACTCCAAGTTCATCTACATCAATATTTGCATCAGGAGTAATAACAGAACGAGCAGAGAAATCTACGCGCTTACCCATCAAATTTCCACGAACACGACCAGTTTTAGCACCAAGACGTGATTTCAAAGTTTTTAGAGGACGACCAGAACGTTGTGCTGCAGGAGGTAATCCTTTAATATCATTATCTACATATGTTGCAACATCAAATTGAAGTAGTGCAGTATATTTTTTAATTACATCAAGAGATTCACCTTTATCAATTTTTTCACGAAGACGTTGATTATTACGAACAATATCAATGAGTTTATGTGTTAGATCATCTTCCATACGTTGATTATCTTCCATAATTACAGAAGGACGAACAGTTAGTGGAGGTACCGCTAAGACAGTACAGATCATCCAATCAGGACGGGAAAATTTAGGATTAAATCCAAGTAATTCTACATGACGATCAGTAATACGTTGAAAACATCTTAGAACAAGTTCAACTTCTAAAGGAATAGGTTCTGCTTCATCATCATATGTAATTGCTTGAAGAGATGCAACAGTCAAATCTTCTTTTTCAATCTTTTTTACAAGAGGTGTTTCACAATGAGGACATGATGTTGATTTAAGTTCTTTAGTTTTATAATTTGCTGTTTTATCACGAACAGCATTAAATCTATCCATACCTTGAAATTTCTTCTCAATCTTTTCAAGTTCTTCATCAACTAAATAAGGATTAGAACAATTTAAACATACATTTTGAAGAATCTTAATAATTTCAGGAAGAAATTGATATAAATATACAGGACGAGCTAATTGAATATGTCCAAAATGTCCAGGACATAGAAGATTAGTTTGCTTACATGTCGTACAAATTGATCCATTATCAATTACACCAAATCTACGATCAAATACACCACCTGGAACAGGTTGGTCAATTTGATAAGTTTTATCTGTAATAACCTCGACTACACTCCTTGAAAGAATTTCGTCGGGGTTGGCGATTCCAAATTGAACTCCAATAATTGTATCACCCATACTTATATTAATAATTCCTATGTTTATATTGTTCCATTTTTCATTTACTATAAAATAAATGCGTCCTTATAGACTTCCAATAATTAGAATTCCTATAAGACAACAAATTCCTCCTTCAAAATTATCTATGGAACCTATCGAAAAAAGACAAGAGATTGTAATACCTACAATTTCCGAGCAGTCTCAAACGTCAGAAGCCAAAAATGATCATCATCCAAAATAGCTTTAATTAATTTTGGATCATATTCTTCTTCTAAAGAATCTATCCATGAATCAAATTCAGGACCAGATTTAAGTTTGAATTTTTCAGGTTTCTTTAATTTTTTAGTATTTATATTATGCCACACATAATGACAGAATTGTTCTGTTTTATATCCATCCTCACTTTTATCTCTTAATTGTCTTACTTCCTTGTACCATTTTTCCATTATTATTAATAATGAGATTGAAAACTATTAGAAAATCACATAAAAAAGAAAAGAAATTTGATGCTGTATTTGTTTACCCAGATGGACATGAAAAGGTAGTTCGATTTGGTGCAAGAGGGATGTCTGATTTTACTAAACATAAAGATACAAAGAGACGAGCACGTTATTTAAAAAGACATTCTGGAATGGGAGAACATTGGAATAAACCTGATACTCCTGGTGCTTTAAGCAAATGGATTTTATGGAATAAACCTTCATTTAAAGAATCCTTAAAAGACTTCAAAAGAAGATTTAAGTTGTAAACACATTTAAACATAATATCTCTATGTAATAGTAGCAGTGTGGCCGAGTGGTTAAGGCGCAGGTCTTAAGAACCTGTGGAGAAATCTTCGTGGGTTCGAATCCCACCGCTGCTAAACTGCCCTACTAGCTCAGTGGATAGAGCGCCGACCTTCTAAGTCGGAGGTCGTGGGTTCAATTCCCATGTAGGGTACTTGATCTCTTAGCTCAGTGGTTAGAGCGTCTGGCTGTTAACCGGAAGGTCGCAGGTTCAATCCCTGCAGAGATCGTCTTTAGTCTCATCGTCTAGTGGTCAAGACACAGGGCTTTGACCCCTGAAACCCCAGTTCGATTCTGGGTGGGACTGTAAAATTGGAACCACTTTCGTGAATAGATCATTCCACGAAAGTGTTTTTTCACTCTCTAAATAGAGTTTAGCATTTCTATTAAATGATTTAATATAACAAAAAGCAACAATTCCAATAACAAATGAATACCATGATTCCATTATATCTTTTTCAAAATAGAATTCATACGGATTCTTAACACAGGATAATTAATAATATTATAATTTCTCCATGCTCTTAATCCAAAAAGTTCTGTATTAATTCTTCTTTTCAACCAATACTGTGTAGCATTACCTGGTGATAAAGCACCAACATATTGTGGACCCATACTTTTAGCATATCTTCTAACACCAGATCTAACATTATCCATAGTTTTAATTAAATATGTTCTATTTTCCTTGAAATTTGTTTCTTTCATACGATTAATAATAAATTCTTCTGTTTCTATTTTTAATTGTTTAATTAATTCTTTATATGTACAAAAAGATTCTTTGTATTCTTGAATACCTTGTTTAATTTCAGGATTTCTTTTTACTGAAGAAAAAATCTTTTTTAATAATCCTTCTCTTGTAATTTCATCACTAACTTTATTTTTTCCACATAAAGGGCATTGTGCATTAGTCTTATTTAATACACCAATTATACATGTTGTATGATATGCATGTTCACATTCTAACTTAACACATGTACTTGTAGTTGTATTAGGATCTTTAAAAGTTTTCATATCCATATGTTCATAACATATAGAGCATAAGTCTACCATTTGTTAAAAACGGATTATTTAGGTCTAAATGCTTTAATTAGTAGGATGGACAATCAACCAAAGACGCGCAAAGAGTCAAAGAAAGACCAGAAAGAAAAAGGTAGGGGTGAAAATGGCAAATATACACAAAAAGGTGTTCGAGCAAAAGAACAACAAATGTCTAAGATTCCTAAACCTTAAAAACGGATTTTTTTGTTCTAAGTTATTAGATAGTATGGCGCAAGAGAACATGGATTGGCATTCAACAGCTTTGAACGCGTGGCTTACAACCCCAGTTGAGGACTGGGTTCCTGCTGTGGATTCTTCTGTCGTTGAAGCGGACGCAATTGCGGCAACAGAAGATGCTGAAGCAGCGAGATACTGGCAAGGGGTTAATGATGAGGTGACAGCAGAAGCACTTGATCATAGTTGGATTCCTGAAGAATTCACAAACGAGTGTGAATGCTATGATCAAGATGAGTTTGATTCTGGACCAGTTTGTGTTTACTGTCAACTTGTCGTAGAAAAGGTCTGCATTTGTTACGCAGTTCCAGAAAATACTTTTGGGGAGGAGATTCCGTGTTGTTATTGTGCAGCACGGAAGAAGTTTGGGATTGTTTAAAAAAGTTTCTTAGAAAGACGTCTTCCTCCTCCTCTTTTTTTCCTACAAGTTTTTCCTCTTTTACATTTACTTTTAAATTTTTCAACTTCTTCTATTGAACCTCTAGTAAACTTTTGCATCCACATAGGATAATGAGAAAAATCTGGTGGATTTTTATTAAGGAACGCAGAAAATCTAGGATACGCTAAAGAAAGATTATGTATGAATTTTTTTTGAATTTCTAATCTTCTTGGTGTATTCTTAAAATTTACTGCTATTGATAATAAGAAATTTTGTCCTACCAATTTATTTAAAGATTTATTTTTATATCTTTTTTTTATTTCTTCAAATGATGGATCAGGACCAGGATTAATTACCTTGGGATCTTTAGAACATTGTGTTCTTAATTTATGATTTACTTTATTATGTATTTCATATAACCATTTAGCAGGATCTTTTGAATCATAAGGGAAATCTTTAATGAATTTTCTTGTAGAATTTCTACAAAATTTACAAGGCAGAACTTCTGCCATATATTTTAGAACTTGATGTGGATTATCTGAATGAAACGCAATTCTATGAAATAAATCCCATCCTGATGGTCCCCAAAATCTTGTATCCATTACTAATTGAAAAAGATTCTATTATTGTATTTATAAAAGATGGGTGCTGATGAAACTTTAATGACTTTCGCGGTCGCAATTTATATTGGTGTTGCTCTATCCAATTTCTTTGGTGCTATCACACGTGATTTAGTAACACCTTTATTAGGTGGTCTATTTCCTGGCGCTGAAAAATCTTTAGATAATATTGTTGTTAGTGTTGGTGGTATGAAACTAAAAATTGGTGATGCTTTAGCTGCTACAATGAATTTAATGATTGCATATTTAGTTGTTAATATGACTTTACCTTATATTCGTATGTATGCCCCTGTTGGTGGTAGACGTTAATTTCTTTTCTTTAATATAAGCAATGTCATCAGGCGGTAGAACTTCTCGTCATCATAAAAAAAGAAGAGGTGGTGGTCCTGGTGGACCAGATTTAGGACAACGTGGTGGTGATTTAATGGGTATTTATTCAACATTTAAAAATGGTCTTGCTGATACAATTGATACTAGTGCTAATTATTTTAGAACTTGGTTACCCGAACCTCTTAAAAAATTAACAACAGATAATGGTGTTCGTTCTGTATTTGGTGGAAGTATTGAACCAGAATCTACTACAACTATGGGTGGTGGAAGAAGAAGACGTCGTTAAATATCAATTTTAAATGATGTCCATCCACCTCTAGGATATTTTCCAAATCGTTGTTCTATTTTCTTTTCAAGATCAGTAGGTGATAAAGTACGTTGTTCATTATCATCTTTCCATGCCTTAAATACACGTCTTAGCGTAGTCTTATCAATTTGAGTAATTTCATCTCCTTCAACAAGGAGTGAAATTTTCTCAGAAATAAATTTAGCAATTCCATCATTATCATTTTGATATTCTGATGTATATTCCAAAACTTTAGGTGGTGCTACTAATTTACGAATACCTTTTTCTTCTTTTAGAAGATGAACTAGATAAGATAAGAATGGTGTTGCCCATAATTTAGATTTTACTTTAAATTGAATAGTTTCATCCATAGGAAATTCATTAGGTTCAGAAGGTTTAGGAACAAATTTTGATAGAAAATTAATTACTACTAACCTACGCCATGTTCCACCATCTGTAGTATTAATTTTAGGTTTATCATTACACGCCAAATGGAACTTTGCTTGAACTTCAAATTCTGTTCCTGATTTAAATAGGTCACGAGCATACATATTTTCACCCGAAGTAATTTCTTTCATAAGACCTGTATTCAGGGCAATAGCTTCATCAGGTTCTTGCATAGTTACAAATCGTCGTCCTTTCAAACGAATAACTTCAGGTGCTGCAGAACCAGAACCTTTACGTCTTTGAGTAAATAGTGAAATTGGAACAGTACATGCATAATCACCAAGACAAGTAGCAGTTAAATTAGTAATCATAGATTTACCATTAGAACCTGAACCAGTCAAAATATGAAATTTCTGTGCTGTATTTCCACCAAGTAAATTTGTAGCTAGATGTTTCAAGAAATAATTACGAACTTCATGATCAGGTAAAACTTGTTGAATGAAATTTTCTACTAGAGGCCATTCTTCATATTCATAATAAGGTTTATTAGAATCATAATCAATACCAGTAGAGAATGAAATATAATCTTCAGGTTTACCATCACGAAATTCCATCTTAATTAAATCCATAACACCGTTGTTAAAGGCAATCAAATCTTTATTTGAATCTACTTTTTTAGTAAATTCTTCATCAAAGAATAGTTCACGACATTCACGCATAACATTATCTTTAAATTTAGTAGTTTTGAGTTTAGTATAAATAGCATTTAGACCTGAACGTTTCTTTTCTTCTTGACAATATTCACAAACACCACAATCACCTTTACCTTCACCAGTACAGTTTAGAAGACCACGATTAGCCATTTCATGTGTAATTCCATCCATAGTTTTAAAGAATACACCTGCAATTTCCTTTGAAAGTTTTAGTTGTAGATCTACACCACGATCAGTTTCACGCCAAATATGTCCTGACCAACGATACCATACATTTTTACCAAAATCACAGCAAATATAAGAATCACGAAATTTAGCATGAATTACACATGCAACATCATGTTCAGTTCCAGAACATGCTTGAAGAACTAATCTTCCAACATTACTCTTTTCAATTTCATCATAACCTTCACGATTATCTTCACGAGACCAATACCTTAAAGTTCCTTCACCTATACGATCACCATCATTACGGAAAGTAAGCATAGTCCATTTTTGAATACAATCTGCTTCATTATATTTTTCTTCATATTGTGATGAGAAATCAAGGAAAACATCTAGTAAATCAGGATGAATATTATGTAGACATAATCCAACTTGAACCCATTTATTATATTCCATAAATCGTGATTCATCTAAGTTTAGAACATGATCTTTCAAATATTTTTTGCGTTCAGGATCTAGAGGAGGAATAACACGTCCTTGTGGAGAAGAACCACGAGAAGAAGGTTTTTCATTTCGTGTAGAAGGACGACCACGACCAGGTGTAACTGATCGTCCACCAGAAATACGAACTTCTTGATTAGGTTTATTCAAACCAGCATAAATAGTTTTACCTTGTTCGGTCATAGGAGTTTCTGCTGAATCATCTCTGCATAAAGACAAAGTTTGCATTAATTCTTTAGAAACTTGAGGAACACTATTAAGAATTTCACCATTTTGAATTATATATGAAACTAGATAAGGTAGAGAATTAGGATCATTTTTACGAGAACCATAAACTGTCCATGGCACAGAACGATTAGCAACACCTTCATCATAAACCTTTTCCCATGATTCAGTCAAAGGAAGATTAGGAAAATACTGTTCCATATTCTTCAGAAGATTACGACGAACACGTTGTTCAACAAATTTATGAGTACAAATATCAGGAACAACAATATGAATACCTGATTTCATACGATTTTTCTTTGTGTCCAATGTAGGTTTACGCTTTTCCATAATATAAACTTTAGTTTCAGAAGAAACTTCCAAATATTCAGAAACTTCTTTGAGATAAGCTTTTACAAATGCAAGTGTTTGATCACGAGTATGTTGATGACTTTCAATCTCACGACCATAAATGAAATCAAAATCAATACGTAAAGGACCAATCTCTGTAGTTTTTTCTACTAGATATTGTTTTTCTTGATCTAGAATACTTTCGACATAAAGGTCATAAAATTTACCCATATTTTCTTGAGGAATAAAGTATTTTCCACCTGCTAGGGAAGTATGAGTCCATAAGGTATCAGCCTTATGGTTATCAAGAAATTCACGTAGATTGCCCTTTTGTGCCATCTGTATTGATGACTCCGATAATTAATTCTCGGAACATCCATTTTAAACGAATATAAAAAATGGAATGTAGTTTAAATATATTATGCACTAATAATAGTAACTAAATGGGGGATTATCAGTGTGCAAAATGCTCAAAGGTTTTCGTACAAAAAGGTCATTATGAAAAACATTTAGTAAGAAAAATACCTTGTAAACCTCCTCTACTTAAAAAACAACCTAAGTCAAAAGAATTTAGAGATGTTTCGGATGAGTTTAATAAAACTCTAACAAAAACTTATCGCCAAGATAATGGTATTTTCTTTACACCTTTAAAAGTTCGTAATCGAGTATTTGAAATTCTAGATATGTTAAATTGTAATCCTCAAATTATTTTGGAACCTTCTTTTGGATCAGGAGAATTTCTTCAAGATTTATATTCCAAATATCCAAAATCAATTATTTATGGTGTTGAAAAGGATTCAAAATTATTTAATTCAATGGAAAAAACTAATACATTATTTAATGAAGATTTTCTTGAGTTTAAAAATTGTAATGCAGATTTAATTATTGGAAATCCACCATATTTTAATATTTCAATCAAAAATTCTAATTGTATGACAGGTCATGGAAACATTTATATTTTATTCATCTATAAATGTTTAACTGAACATTTGAATGATAATGGTATTCTTGCTTTTGTTCTACCTACTTCATTATATAATAGCAGTTATTATGAACCTTGTCGTAAATATATAGCAGAAAATAATACGATTTTACATCTAGAAAATTTAGATACTCATTATTTTGAAACAACTCAAAAAACTATGTTACTAGTATTAAAAAAAGGAAAAGAAAATGATGATTATCTTTTCAAACGAGCAGATAATATTTATATTACTCCTTATTTTAAAGAACTAAATCGTCTTATAGAAAATACAACTACTTTGAATGAACTAGGGTTTAAAATTAAAACAGGAGAAGTTGTTTGGAATCAAGAAAAAA